CAATTAAGTATCTTTGCTAACGCTGGTATCTACACTTGTATTGTTGGTTTCGCTGCAACCATAGAAAGAATCAACATGACACCTGGCGGTGATGGACTTTGTGCTCCTAAGATCACCGCAAATACTGGTATCATTACAGCATTGAGTGCTGGTAGTGGTGGTAACATGACAATTAATGCTGGTGGTGCTGGACAGATTTACTCATTCCAGTTCCAGTCAACTGCAACTAACGTACCTCCTATTGTTACTGCATCTACTTCCAAGTGTATTAACTTGAACGCTGACTTACTTGATGGTTTACATATGGTAGACAGCAGCTGGACATCAGGTGCATCTGTTGTGGGTAGAGACTCAAATGGTAGCACAAAGGTCAATGTTATTACTGCAACCAACTTTGCTGGTGGAACTGGTTCATTTGCCAATGGATTGACTGCAACCAACTCTACCTTGAGTGGTTCTAATAGTATTAACAATCTAACTGTTACAGGAACATTCTCTGCTAGTGGTGGATTGAATGGTAACGCCACAACTTGTACCACCGCATCAAACGTACTCGGTGGAGCGAACAGAGTTATATACAACTCAGGGTCAAATACCACTACAACATCAGGTAATCTTACATTTGATGGTACTAACCTATCAGTCGGTGGAGACATCACTGCCTTTGCATCTGACATGAGACTTAAGACTTCTCTTGAACAGATTGAAGGTGCAGTCGCCAAGGTATGTAAGTTAAGTGGATTTACATATGAGTTTAATGACACAGGTAAGTCTCTAGGACTCCCAGCTGGCAGACATTCTGGTGTATCTGCTCAACAGGTATTAGAAGTGTTACCAGAGGCAGTTGCTTGCAGACCGATAGACGATTATCTAACAGTCAAGTATGAGAAGTTAGTTCCTCTGTTAATAGAGGCAGTCAAGGAACTCAAGCAAGAAATTGACGATCTAAAGTCAAAATAAATATTTAAAAATTCATTATGCAATTGAATATTATTGATGAAAAGACTCATAAAGTCTCTGACAATTTAAGTTATGATGTAACTAATCTAGACAATCATCACATTATTATAGTCGATAATGTATTGGAGAATCCACACGCCTTTATTGATGATGTGGTAAAGAAAGTGCCAATGCAGTTGAATAACTTGAATGTTGCCAATGAAGTATTTCCAGGCTATCAGTCTAAGTTGCATATTGAATTACCAGAGGTAACTTATCTTGTTGGACATTTAATACAGAAGTGTACTAACTTTAAAAAATTAGATCCAAGTCAAATAAAGGTATCATATCAAGTTAATGCTATGAATAGTGATAGAGAAGTTCACAGAGTCTCTATACAACCACACATTGACCCAGCAGTATATGCCTGTGTATTATATTTGAATGAAGATGGTGATGGTGGAACTTCATTCTTCACCCACAAGTCAACTGGACTGACTAATATGGAGAACGTGCATACTCCATTTAAAAGGACACAACAATACTGGAACTATAAAGAGTGGGTATATGATTTTGTAGAGAAGTCGAAAGAGAAAGTAGATAATGACACTATGTTGATTGAAGATGTTTGGGAAGAAGAACATCACATACAAATGAAGTTCAATAGGTTAGTAATATATCCTTCATACATATGGCATAGTGCAGTAATGAAAAAAGGATGGTACAATGATATGCCTAGAATATCACTGTCTGGTTTTGTTTTTGCCGACAGTTTAAACATAGATGTAAACAGGTCATGAAAGAATGGGATTATTGGACAGTATCTTTCATCATTGGGATGTTCTTCCTACAGTCGATCATAGAAGATTGCTCGAACTATGCAGAGGATTCGACTGGCCAGAACCAATAAATCCTCCTCCAAATTCTTATTATAAGATACATGGTTTGAGGTCACAGGTTTTGTTAGAACCTCATCATGGAGAGATATTCGATTTAGTACATAAGGCACACCTTAGATTGATGCCTGTAATATATGATGATTTCAAAGACTCATTACCAGCAGACCCTATTTACGATAAATACTCAGGGTACTGGTTGTGTAAATATCCCATTGGCGGGTATCTATCTCCCCATGCTGACGTTGATGCTGATGCTGGGTCTGTAACTACATCTTACACTATCAATTCAGATTATGAGGGTGGTTGGATCACATTTTGGGGTAGATATAATATACTCTCAGATGCAAACTCTGCTCATGTGTATCCAAGTAATCATTTGTTTAAACATGAAGTCACACCTGTTACAAAAGGCGAGAGATACTCAGTTATCACTTGGTTCAGTTATCAAAAAGGAAAGCAATGGTTGACATAGACAATCTAATTGGTATATCTAACTCAGGGAAATATCCTAACTTACTCAACTCTGCTGATATAGAGGCAGTGAAGAGTATTGTAGAAATATATCCTGACTTATTTTCTACTGATCTTGATAATGGGTGTGGATTAATTAAGAGTGAGTCTGATGAAACCAAATATGGTTTTAAATTTCAAATACCTACTGGACTTAATCAATACCAGTACTTTGATGGTTCAGTTGGAGAGAGTAAACTATGGCCATATCTACAAAAGTATAAGTTTTTATATTTTCAGAACAATATTATGATAGAGGAAGTATTGTCTTTTGAACCTATACCTATATTCTCTGCTACTATAGATGCCATTTGTCAGATTGCTGTAGATACAACTGGAAATGATTCATTGTTGAAAGGATTGCTTGATCTATTTGAAAATATTGATTCTGGTTATCATGACTATGAGTTGACATCAATGAATATTAGTAAAATTAATAAGTATCTACGATTAGGATTGAGAAAGATGCCAGCTAAATCGGTATCTGATGATGTTTACAAATATATTGGAACTAGATCAAACACAAAGATATATCAGAACACTCAAGGACTTAGTTCAAGTATAGATGACATATTGGTAGATGACGTTAATAACTTAGTAGAGATAGTTGTAGAGTGTGATGAGTCAGGACTTAAGAAACAACTAGGATATGCCCTATCTACAATATTTGCCAAAGATGCCCCAGAAGGAACATCGCCTCATGATAATATTGGATTATATAACGAACGTCATGCTTCACACAAACAATGCGTTGCAACAATATCTACCAGTGCCAAAGATCATACTTGGTTATCTGATGATTGGATAGATGAAATATCTACATGGGAAGAACTACCACAGGCAGTTCATGGTGCCACCATACTGACTGCTGATGCAAATGGAGTTACGTCAGAAATAGTTTACGGAATATCTTAGGTATAAGTTACGTTACCACCACTGCTGTAATTCGCTCTACCACCACCAGCAGCACCAGAACCGCCACCAGTTCCCGCCTTACCATTTTGGCCGCCTGGATGCCCTCCACAGCCATGTTGTGACCCTGCTCCATTACTACCATCTCCACCAGTAGTTCCATTAGCACCGCCGCCTTCAAATCCACCACCAGTTCCTCCGTTACCGCCACTGCCTCCTGTGCCGCCTCCTCTACTGTTTCCTCCTTGACCGCCAGCACCAGCCGCACCTCCTGATTGACCAGCAGAGTGAGTAGCAATCCAATTAGAGCCGTCCCAGTAATATCCATCTCCTCTACCTCCTTGACCGCCAGCGCCTCCGTTACCGCCAGTACCACCATTTCCATGACATACTAGATAAGAACCATTACAGAACCAACCAGTGCATACTCTGTGACCACTGTGACCTCCTCCGCCACCTTGACCACCTGTGCCGCCGCCTCCGCCGCCTCCGCCACCACCTCGAACTCTATCGTTCCAGTGTGATAGGGGCATTTTTATTGGACTTGATATAGTCATAGCAATACCACCAGTACCGCCATCGCCACCACCAGCACTACCTCTGTCTCCAGCATATCCTCTCACAACTGGACTGCCACTGGTATTATTGATATTTAAAGTTATAGACCCACCACCACTGTCGTTGAATCTAATCGCTGGGTTATCATTACCACTAGAACCAACATTACCGCCAATATTCAATTCCTTTTCAATTGAAGATGTGTAAGCACTATCTCCAAATACTTCATATCGTGCTTGTAAGTGCATCCAATTACCATTTGCCGCAGCAGTTATCTTTTTAACAGTGTTTCTAAGATTACTGAATGATATTGCACCACTGGTAGGAACTTGATTATTTTGAGGTATATCTGCAATTCCTGTTCCTCTGTAGTATGCACCAAGATTATTTCCCTTACCATAAGTGCTATTAATTGAACTCATTGGTATAACACCTGATGCAAATACAGTGCTATAATTTAAACTTAACGTGCCGTTACCTACTGCCCCAGATGTAAAGTCTGTATAGACGTTGTTAGATATATCAGCATAGGTATTTGATGTGACACTATCATAATTCATGTCGTACATCTTCTCGTTATCTGCAATATCAATCGCTACAATCTTATCTTTGTCTGCTCCGTAGTGTGGTGCCACACCTGAGAAATATTTTACACAGTCTTTTAAATCTTTGTTCTGAGTGAAGGCAGTGCCGTTTCTCCTAAAGATCGCATTTACATATATCACACCCTCAGACCATACTGTATTAGCAATATTAAAATATCTATTAATCTCTATAGAATCGTCTATTCTCTCTTCAGATGGCACTATATGGATTTTTTTCGTACCATTGACAGTTCTTGTATCATCATAATCCTCGTCATAAAACCAAACATAACACTTAAAGTCTCCAAGTGTTACCAGTGTTTTATAAACTTTCTCGTGGAAATATTCTCTTTTAGCTATAGGAGCAAACTCTGACCTCTGTAACGCTGGATTGGAGTTTATCTCATATTCTTGTTGATCTATTTGTTCGGAACTGAAATCCATCTTGTTCGGTTACTATGCCATTAGTATTTATTGTGGTATAATATATAGAGTGAGTACAAACAAGATTATGAGTCACAAAGATGAATTGCTTGAGAGATCAAAAACACTTCAAGCAGAGATACAAGAATTAAACAGAACTTTTGAACTTAAGAAGGAAGAGTTTTTGAAGGTGCAGGGTGCTCTCGAAATGTTACAGATTCTTGAGAATGAAAAAGGAAGCAAAGAAACTTGACGAACTAACTATCAAGAAGTTAAATCCTAAGATGTGGAGACTTCTTTATAAAGAAAATGTTAAGGAATCAAAATAGGGCTTGACAGACAGAAATAAGTGGCCTACTATATAAAGTGTTAATTCAAATAATCTTTGCTTTTTTAAGTGGGATTAGATGATGTTATTACAATTAATCTTATGCCTAACATAGTAGAAGGCTCCATTGCTATGGCGCCAAATGAGTACAATTCATATTTGTACCAGTGGACACAAAAGTCCAATAACATGAAGTACGTTGGTTATCATACTGGTTCTGTACTAGATGGTTACGAACATTCATCAACAAACGAAGAATTTAATCTAGCATTTGCTAGTCCAGAAGAAGAATTTACGATTGATATTCTTGCTTACGGCAGTAAGAAAGAAATGCAACAACAAGAGAATATACTTTTAAGTAGTGTTGATGCAAAGAACAATCCAGAGTGGTATAATAAAACCAATGGTGCTCAACAATATGCTGATATAGACCTAGAGAAGATTAAGGCCTTAATCAAAGATATTGAAGATGGAAAGTTTGAAACAAAAATGGAAAGTGTTGCATCGCAAGTTGCAATGAAAGGATACCAAGTAAGGTTTCAACATGATGACAAACATCAAAAAGAAATAAAAGAGGCAATCGAACTTGCTAAGGGAGATACTACAAATTGTTTTGGTAAAGGACAGGGAGTAACAGCTCTCGTCTTTGAAGGTCGTGCTGAGGGTGGTAGAGACTTGAGAGTTGACGGAAACCACTCAGTAAATGCTGCTGATCTTGCAAAGCATTGTCATATGATTGGTGTGATACGAATACCTTATTGGATTAATAAGGAAATTTCAAATGCAGAACTAAGTACTTTCTGTAACCTTCGTAACCCAAGATCAAAAGTCAGAAGAAAAGAAACTGATGAAGCCACTGCCATCAAGTTTGTACTTGAAAACTATAACAAAGAGGGTATCCCAATAGAGTCTGAATCAAACCTTGAGGTCTTAAAGGCGATAGGTTTCACTGGTACTTGGTACAAAGGAACTATCAAAAGGGTTAAAGATAAGGTCAATAATCTTATTAAAAAAGAGGAAGGAAGAGAGAATGGCCAAATATGGATTAACTATCTTGCCTCTCCACATAACAAAACTATAGAGGCAGCTGTCAACAAGTTTGAAAACAAAGAGGGTTGGTGCTCTCTTAAATGTTCATCTGCTTACTTTAGGTACGATAGAGCGTTGGAAAAAATCTATGATGCAAACAAAGTAGCAGAACTATCGGGAGAACCGCCAGTTGCAAATTGCAAAATGTGGATTTATCATTCAACTCCTACTGATAAAGAAAATTGGGAAGAGAATATGGCTCCTAAGTGGTTAAAGATCGCTAGAGATACTACAGCAGATAATATCAATATTGATATTACTATTATGCCATGTAAAACAGAAGATATTCACAGTGACAGTTAATGAACAATGAACCCGCTAAGTATAAACTAGACAGAGAACTATTTGAAAAATTTAGAAAGGAATTTGAGAAAGGCAAGAAACCAATTATCAGAAACCTTCTTTCAAAAAGTCCTGAGTTTATTAACAATCTTTTAAAATGAATATAGAAGTTTACGATAACTTCCTACCAGAAGAAGTGTTTACGCCCATCAGAGATTATGTCTTTGGTGGGCGTATGCCGTGGTATTATATGGATATGTCAGTAAAGAAAGGCGATGGTTGCCCACAATTTTCTCATGGATTATATGGCGACTCAGAACCAAGATCAGAGACATATAACATAGTCAAACCAATATTTGCAACTCTTAATCCATTTGCAATACACAGAGTTAAGTTTAATGCAACATCAAGAACTACAGAGATACAAGAGAAACCATTACACGTTGACATTACGGGGCCAAGTGATAGTCCAGAACCTCCCTTTGAGAACGTGCCTGACTACAATATTTGTGTGATATATTTCAATGACAACAACGGATATACATACTTTGAGGACGGACAAAAGGTATTGTCAAAAGAAAATAGAGCAGTGATATTCTCAGGAGATTTGCTTCATGCTGGAACATCATGTACAGATGCCTCCTTGAGAGTGGTACTCAACATAGATTATTCAAAATGGTGCTGAAATGGATTTATTTCCTACATTATTAGAAGAATATGATCTCACAGGTGCGCCTGGTGTAGATGAATTTATAAGTCATGTAAAAACTAATGGTCAAAGTCATGAACACTCATTAGCAGTAGGTGGTGTGAGTTCTCATGGTGGCTGGGATCCACTTAGGGATCGGGTTTCTCAACCAATGCTGACTACATTTCAAGAGTGTTGTAATCATTTCTCTGAAAAGATAGGTAACTGGCCTATAGTGATTAGTGGTTCATGGTTCAACATACTACCCAAAGGTGGCAGAACAGAGAGACATAGGCATGAGTCAAGTGTGATAAGTGGAGCATTCTATCTCGATCTACCAGAGGGAGACTTTGGTAAATTTTTCGTGGTATCGCCATTGCAACCATATATGATGTGTGTTCATAATGTGAGAGAAACACCCTATGGACAGTATTTCTATGATGTGCCTATCAAAGAAAAACATTTATACTTATTTCCCTCGTGGTTAGAACATGGTAGTAGAACAAATAATACTGAACATGATAGGTGGACAGTAAGTTTTAATACCTCTGCTTGTTCACAGGAAATGTTAGACCCTAATTTTGTGGAGTCTGTATGGGGAAAAGGACATGAGGGTAGTTGACATACTGCCAGTGCAATTAGGTGTAGTGATGTACCCAGAGCATGATAAAGTTAAGTCGTTATTGATTGATGAGATTGAAAGTCATGGTGATGAATACGAACATAAAAAAATAGATGCTGTCACCAAATCACTTGAACATCTAGATTACTATTCGCCGTTATCAAATGACAAGTATAAAGAGTTTAGAGAGTGGATAGAACTACAGGCAGAGATATATGCCAAGAATATATTAGGTTATGATACATCAAATTTCTTTTTAACTGACAGTTGGATAAATGTATGTGATGCTGGTGGCAAACAACTACCACATTTTCATATAAATGCCGCCGTGTGTGCCTTATATTATGTCAACTTTGATGATTCGTCACACTCGCCAACTTATTTTTATCGTCCTAATGAGAGTCAAAAATATCCTGATTATTATTCATATATGTTGACTAATCATAAGCATACCAAGTATAATGATATTAATGAAGTGGTAGGATTGGAAGGATCGTTGATCCTGTGGCCATCTAATTGTGTACATGGTTATAGAACTAATCACACAGACAATAGAATTACTATATCCAGTAATCTTATGCCTAGATATATTAATTCTTTTGAAGTTATGCCACTAACAAAAGATGAGAGACACACTGCCATGACCACGTTTAGATCAGGGCAATTATGGGATAATCCCAATTTATAATATGGAAGTTATTAACGTACTACCTACGCCAGTGGCGATCATACCCTGCCCCTTTCATAGTAAAGTAAAGGAGTCAGTTCTACAGGAGATAGAGGAAAAAGGATTTAGTGATCTCTCATATAATACTGGTTCAAAAGATTTAAAACATATTGGACATTATTCAGTATTACATGATGATGCCCTATTTGGTAGATTTAGAAATTGGTGTGAACAACAGGCAGAATTATATGCCAAGGAAGTCAAGGGAGATTATATACAGGAGACAGTTCAAGTTACGGATAGTTGGATAAATGTGGCAGAAAAAGGTGGGTTTCAATATCCACATTTCCACGGCAACTCTTACTTATCTGCCATATATTATGTAAACTTTGATATTGATAAGAAACACATACCTACACATTTTATACAAGATGAGTCAGTATTCACACCGAATATGCCTGCCCTTAATTTTCTGAGAAACAAAGACACGCCCCATAATCAAGTCAATGAAGTGTTGGCAAATGAGGGCGAGTTAATGATATTCCCATCACATATAACACATGGATATGAAACAAATGAGGGTGAAAATAGAATCACCCTGTCAATGAACCTGATGCCTACTATAGTTACCAATGGGGATTATGGTTGGCGATGTGTGAATCTGAGTCCAAATGAGAGACTTGAGGCATTTAATCATAAAGAGGGGTTGCCAAAGAAAAAGTAATCTATTATAATTAGTAAGTGAGAAACAAAACTAACCCTCGCGCTGGCGATTTAGGTATAGACTCCTGAGTTGTGTATTCAGAAATGCGGCAACTGGTTTTTGTTTCTCGACACCCTACTTATTTTAATCATGGCACATTGGCAAGCAGTTGTTAAAATTAACAACAGACTATTCAGAACACAGTTTGAGAGTCTTAGTAATTTTGGTGCTGATGCCAAGGCAGAGGCGATAGGTAGATATGGAACAGAGGATATTCAGTTGTTTCCTAGTTCCAAGAGGCAGTGACAATTATATTAGTGGCACAATGTAGTTGACAGTATCGAGACAAGATACTATAATGAAGATGTAAGAGAGAGGGTTTGTGTTTGTTCCTCTGCTCTTACATCTTTTTTTATTTCAGACACAATTAAAACACAATGTCAAATTTAGTATTTTATCAAGCAACTCAAAAAGTCAAGGTGTTACAATGGACAGAGAAACTATGTCGTTGCCTTGAACAACAGTATAGAGATTATTCATTACGCTCTATCGTTAACAATCAAAATATGGCAGATAAACCTGACCCATTTCTACAGGAAAAGGTTACTCAGATTGAATCGGGAGAAGATGATAGAATTAGTTTTTTCATAGAAAAGGGCAGAAAATACTACAAAGTTTGCCTACGTTGGAAACAAGTCAATCGTCAGTTTAAAGATGACATAAGTGTTCATTGCTTTGTTGATAAATTGACAGGAGAAGTATATAAACCAGCAGGGTGGAAGAAACCCGCTAAACACGTTAGATTTAATATGAGTGATGACATCAACAGAGCAAAACTCTATAATGTGTGTGATTGGGCGGGTGGTTATCTCTACCTGAGATAATGCCTGACGTACTAAATAACTAAAAAGAATTAATTATGGTTTACGATTCACTTACTTCTGATACAGAGACACTAACTAAGGTTAAGTTAAACCAAGTAGATAGAACTAAGAAACAACTACAATTAGCAATGAAAACCATTGGCAATCTTGATGAG